AAGCCTTGACTTCTTCAACACAGTAGACATCACCAATGAGCAACCTGGTGGATCAACTATCCAAAAGAAGCTGCAAGTGCAGGGAATTGCTCACAACATCACCCCTAACACATGGACTACAACAATTGCTACACAGGAGCCTTTACTCGATGTTATGTACTAGAATTAACCCTATGAAAGAGGTGTGCTAATGGCAACAGGCTGGCCAATGAAAGTTTCGTACGCGAATGGAGATGTCTATTCCGCATCGGATGTCAATGATACAAATGGCACAATTAACCTGCTTGGTGCATCGGTTGCATACACTGCTGGCAAGAACAAAATTATAAATGGTGACTTTTTTGTAAATCAAAGAAACTTCAGCAGCAGCACTACATCAGGTGCTTATGGTTTTGACCGATGGACTGGCGACCACTCAGGTGGCACAGTAACTTGGTCAGCACAAACTTTTACAGCAGGTGCAGCACCAGTAGCAGGCTATGAAGGCAAAAACTATTTACGAGCAGTTATTTCAGGACAGTCAGGAACAGGCAATTACGCCGCTGCTGTTCAGAAAATTGAAAGCGTTAGAACTTGCGCAGGGCAAACTGTAACTGTTTCTTTTTGGGCTAAGGCAGGTGCAGGAACACCTAAAGTATCGGCTGAACTTAGACAACAATTTGGTTCAGGCGGAAGTGCAGACGTGACTGCTACGCCAGCACAGAACAGCACAATAAGTACATCGTGGGCTAGATACACCCAAACTTTTGCAGTACCATCTATCTCAGGCAAAACAATAGGTGCAGGCGATAGTCTTACTTTAATTTTCTTTGTATCTGCTGGAAGTGATTTGAACTCTCGAACAAACTCAAGCGGATTAAACAATACAACTATTGAATTATGGGGCTTTCAAGTTGAAGTTGGCTCAACAGCCACAGCCTTCCAAACTGCAACAGGAACAATCCAAGGAGAATTAGCCGCTTGCCAAAGGTATTATCAACTTTGGGTTAATGGTAATTCTCAAGTAATTGGAAATGGATGCTATATCAACGGCACTCAGTTTAACGCTGCTTTGAGTTTCCTAGTTGAAATGAGAACTGCTCCAACACTATCTATTGTTACTGGCACTAACTATTACAAAATAGCAAATGCCTCTGTTGGTACAGATTTTATCAACAGCATTACTTTAGATATGACTACTTCAAGAACACTCAACTACTACAACGCAACTGAGGCTGGCGCTACTCAGGGTCAAGGTGGCGTTTTATCAACCAATAACGCAGCAGCATTTGTTGCATTTCAGGCGGAGTTATAATGAACCCAAGATATGAAGTAATTACAACACCATCAGGCAATACAGTCATTAACGCTTGGTATGAAGATGGCTTAATGCTTTCAATTCCATCTGACCCTGCAAACTCTGATTACCAAGAATATCTAAAGAGCCTTGATGAAGCCGATTCTTTGTAAAGCAGGGCAACAACTTCGTGAGCAGATTGATGATTCCTTTCCTGACCGCGATAGAAAGTCTGATGGTTGGATAGGCGATGCCGCACACTCCAATCGTAAGAGTGACCACAATCCCGATAAGGCTAACGGAATCGTCAGGGCTATTGATGTGGATAAGGACTTCGACTCACGCCCCAGCACAGGTGTTTATCTTGCCGACCAAATACGCCTATGTGCCAGGAAAGATAAGCGAATCTCCTACATCATCTATGCAGGAAAGATTGCCTCAGCTAAATCGCTTTGGCGTTGGAGAACTTATTCTGGCATTAACCGCCACGATGCTCATATACATATCAGCTTTACCAAGAAAGGCGATCAGAATGGTCGCTGGTTTGACATCCCGATGCTAGGAGCAACACCAAATGAATGACCTAAAAACAGCAGCAGGCTCATGGGCTAGAGCATTCTTAGTAGCAGTTCTTTCACTCGCAGCAGCTGGTGTAACTGATCCAAAGGCGCTCATTGGCGCAGGTCTTGCATCCGTTCTCCCACCTGTCATTCGCTGGTTAAATCCATCGGACTCATCTCTAGGTATTAAGAAGTAATGAGCGCCCTTAACTGGGCGGCTCTTGCAGTTGCACTTATCTCAATCGTCACAGCATTCGTAGGTTCTATTCGATGGCTGGTGAAGCATTATCTAAATGAACTTAAGCCCAATGGTGGAAGTTCAATGAACGATAGATTGAATCGACTTGAAGGGCGTGTCGAAACAATAATTTCTTTACTGGAGAGGTGACACTTATCTCATGGCAAGAAAAGCAACTAAAGCACTTGAGGATCAGGGCTACTCAAAACTCGATGCTTATTGCATTGGACTCCATGAGTTCTACAAAGGATTACGTAGAGCAGGATTTCAAGTAGATATTGCCATAGGAATTATTTGTGAGAAGAGCGCATATCCAGACTGGATACTGCCTAACACAATCAACCCAAATATTCCAGAGCCTGACTGGTATGAGGACGAGGATGAATGAAAAGAACTGTTGTAGTTCCAGACTTACAAGTTCCCTATCACGATCCAGTAGCTGTTAAAAATGTTGCAAGTTTTATTAAAGCGTTTCGGCCCGACTCTGTTGTTACTCTCGGAGATGAAATCGATCTCCCACAGATATCACGATGGACAGAGAACACGCCAGGGTGGTACGAACAGACACTAGCTGCTGACAGAGATAAAGCGGTAGAAGTTCTCTGGTCATTAATTGAGCATTCCAAAGAAGCTCACATGATTCGTAGCAATCACACAGACAGACTTTACAACGTCACTATGAAGAAGATTCCAGCGTTCTTAGCCTTGCCCGAGTTGCGCTTTGAAAAGTTTATGAAGCTCGATGAACTAGGAATCACTTATCATAAGAAGCCGTATGCCATTGCTAGAGGCATTGTCGCAGTACATGGCGATGAGCAGAGCGTAAAGCCTACACCTGGCTTAACAGCCCTAGAAGCGGCTCGTAGGCATGGTATTAGCGTTATCTGTGGACACACTCACAGAGCAGGTCAATCGGCCTTTACAGAGGCCTCTGGAGGCCGTATAGGGCGTATCCTGAGGGGATGGGAAGCAGGGCATCTGATGGATGTCAGACAGGCTCATTACACTAAAGGCACGATGAACTGGCAACAGGCCTTTATTATCATTGAGGAAATTGGTACAAACGTGCAGGTCAGCATCATTAACCTTGAGAAAGATGGTACTTTCGTTGTGTCAGGTAAGAGATATGGGCGCGCTCGTTAACGACGTGCGGACAGACATAGATGATCAGATGGATGCGTCAGAATTATTGCCGTTTCGTCATTGAAATGTACTTGACGTACCCCAATTAAATGCGACACTAATCCTGTACCCAATCAAGGGCATTGGGGCAGTTAGGGCAGAAGATGAACTCATTAACAATCCTCACAGTAATCGGAGTGTGCTTAGCAATCTACGCCGCTTTTCGCTTAGGTCAAGAATGTGGCTATGATGAAGGCCTAGTCGATGGTCGCAAAGCTGTAAGAAAGTATTACGAGCAGGTGGGTAAGTGAAAGCCACAGAAGCGCTCATCAATGCAATCGACATCATGCAAGATCGTGGCAAGGTCTATGGTCATCCGCGAATCAATCAAGGTCGGATATCTCAAAGGCTATCCAATCTATTCGATTTCCCAGTCACAGATGCTCAAGCTGCACTTGCAATGGTCGAAGTTAAACTCGCCAGAATCACAGAAACGCCAGGACACACAGATTCTTACATTGATGCAATAGCGTATCTAGCAATAGCACTACAACTCCAAACAGAGGATGATGAACTTTATGTTTAACCTAGAAGATTATGAAACAGTAGAAGTAAGGCTTGAGAAGTTCATTAAGGACTTCCCAGATTTCCGTGTTGAAACGGAGTTAGTGAGTTTCTTGAATGACAGATACATTGTTAAAGCATGGATTTATCGTACTTTCGTTGATAGCACGCCGTTCTCCAGCGGACTCGCTGAGGAGACGATTAGCAGTCGAGGCGTTAATGCAACTAGCGCATTGGAAAACTGTGAAACTAGCGCAATCGGCAGAGCGCTTGCGAATGCTGGTTATGCAAGCAAGGGTAAGCGACCAAGTAAATCAGAAATGGTTAAGGTCGCAAGAGCAAAGTTCTCAGAGCCAGCAAAAGAATATATCCCTGTCGTAAATGAAGCTGATCCATGGACAATCAAGACAGTTGCAGCACCAAGCACATCAGCAGAAGCAGTCGCTGTAGTTAAGGACATTATAGGCGGCACAACTGACAAGGATGTTCCTCGATGTCCTCATGGTGAGATGCACTGGGCGCATGGAATGACAAAGGCTAACAAGCCTTGGGGTCACTTCAAGTGCATGGCAGCAGCTACTGGTGAAATGAACAGATGTCCAAAGGGTGAAGATGTTATTTGGTATGAGATAAGTCCAGAAGGAAACTGGCGACCACAGAAAGTTAGGGCTTAATATGGGTGAAATGGTAATCTTTGATGATGGCACAGCAACCATCATGGGCGGAGAGCTCACAGAACCGCAAGATATTGTTATCTATTGCGATCTTTGCAATGAGCCTGTGGCTATTACTCCAGAGTTCAATGACAAAGTGTTTCTTACCTGTATGAGATGCCACGCAGTTAGCCATATAGCATTAAAGACATCCAAAGAGGCCAATGACGAATCACCGCAGGAATAGAGGCTTAGCGACTGAACGCTTAGTAGCTGACTACTTGAGGGGGTGGTGGCACTACGCTACAGTCGGTCG